TCCTCAACTCAAATCCCGTATCGAGCCCTGAGCACCAAAGAAGGTGGTCCAGAGTTCGCCCATTGTTCGGTAGAGCCCTTCTTGACCGAGGCGGTTAACACCGAATGGGTCACCAGTCTCGATACCAGACTCATAATACTGGGTGGGGATTGCTGTGCTGAAGTACATGTAATCAGTGTCGAAGTAGTAGATTCGACTGATACCAGACGATGCCGTAGTGACATCCTTGGATGGGATGATTGGGACACCATTGTAGGTGGCCACTACGAATCCAGCCTCGATACCGGGAACTCCCTTTACACCGTTGAAGGTAGGGACGATTCGACGCTCTTCCATGAACCTCTGTTGGCTCTGTAGAAGTTGTTGGACTCTCATCAGAGTGTCATACCCAGTCAAGATGACCTTTGGGTTTCCACCACGCTTCCAGATTTGCTGGAAGATGTTGTCCAGTAGGGTGAGGCTTACTGTCCTGTTGGTTCCCTTAGTGGTTGACACATCTACTTCTGCACTGTGGAAGTCAGAACCACCATCACGAGTGATTGAGTACATATCGTGGTCTGTGGTTGCGCTGACGTGGCTTGTACCAGTTGTCATGTTGTCTGGGTCAGACGTGACACGGTCAAGAGACTCGAAATCGTTTCCAGCAGCGGTGTCAAGGTCCTGCGTAAGCATTCGGTTGACGTGGTCTGCGTGGTGCTTGCCCATTTCTTCTTTCAGGACTGCACGAATGTCTCCAAGGCCGTCATCTTTCTGACCGAGGAAGATAGCCACTTCTGACATGTCGAAGGTGTGAGCCACTGTCTTTGGCTTGGCTGCAACATGTAGGAAGGTTGGCTTGGTCGTGTCTGGGAGGGTTGCGTTCTCAGCAACTCCGCCACCAACTGTAAAGGATGGCTTGTCAGTGATGATTCTCCAACCACTTCGGTCCCATGGCTTCTTTGGTAGGATGCTGAAGGCGTTGAATTCTTGGTTCAGTTGTGACCAGACTTTGCGGCCATAAATTGCTTGGTAGGTGCCAGCGCTCGTACTGAGCATTGGGGCGTCGGCTTTCAGCAACTCGCTACCGGAGTATGTGTACCCCATTGAGTTGCCTGCGCCGTAGTAGTATCTTTCCATATCTGTAACTGTGCGGATGTAATCTCTTGCCATTCTTCATTCCTCCTTTAGTTTCCCCTCACTGCTTTTCCAGCAAGCCTGTGGACATCGTCCCACGACATGTTGGCGAGTTCCGTTGTTTCGGGAACTTCTACACTGGGAATTGCTGCTTTGTTAATAGTGACTCCACCGGATGCAGTCAAGCGGTCAATTCGCTCTGCAAGTCCGGTAACCGCTTTCTCAATGTTAGCGATTGGTGCTCGTGCATCGAAGGCGGTTGCCTCTGCCTTTTGTACTTCAGCAGAGATTTCGTTGTCAAATCTGTTCTGGAATTGCTCACCGAGGTAAGCCTTGTATTGCTGCTCCAAAGAGGCTGCCTTGTAGACTTCGTAAGCGGATTCGACATCACTGGAGGAAACACTTGCTGGGTTGACGAATCCCTTTAGTGTAGAATCCTTACCTTTTCCGCCTGCACCGAATTCGGCCTTGCGAGATGATGGCTTTCCATCGGTCTGCTGACGGCCCTTTGCTTGGCCAGCGAAGCGCTCTGCTCCATCCCCAATTTGTTTTGGGTCTGAGCCGAGGTTAGCCTTGTTGACATCGAAATGGTCTCGGGCAGCGCCTACATTCACACCGGATGACTTGGCTACTCCCTCAAGATAGTTGAGGTATTCCTCAGAGACGACATCGGAGAGTTGACTCTTCTCAAAATCTGAGTAAGCCATTGTCTCCTTGTTTTCTTCGTCATCATCATCTTCTTCCTCGTCCCCTTCTTCATCTACTGGGGGCTTTTTCTTGTCTGCCATAAAATCAGGCATCTCGCCCTTTTCCATGGCCTCAAGGCGTCCATCAAGTCGAGCCAATACGTTCGACAGTTCGTTCATTGCATTAGGTTCGTCACTCATTTTTTCTACATCCTCTTTCAAAATTCGGAAGGTTGCCTCTGGGTTGATGCCTTTCTCACATATTGTGACTTCGTGGAGTTCGAGATTAGAAATCTCGTTGTATGTTCCACGCTCAGGGTCAGACTTCTGCATTCGCTTGAATGCCTGACCACCGATGCTAAAGCCCCGTAGGTTACCTTTCCGAATCTCATTGGCGACTTCTCTCGCCTTTTCTATATCATCTCGTAGTCGTACAACTACGAAAAGTCCTGAATCATCGACTTCTGATTTCCATACATTACCAGTTGTGTCGACATATGAGGGGATAACTTCCCCAACCTGAATGTTACTATGTGAGAGTTGTACATTTCTAAAGGGGGACTCCATGAAGGAGTTGAATGCTCCATTCAATGCGTTCTTCGTGATGAGGTCTCCCTGCTTGTCTACCAGTTCAACACTGGCATAACCTGCTAAAACGAGGTCTTGGCTACCTTTTAAGACCTGCAAATCTCCGGTGGGGAGGATTCGCTGAGGCGCCAAAGCGATTGCCATCGAACTTCATAACTTATTGCAATGGTACTTAAAGAGTTATGTTGGCGCTTTCTTCGTCATAATCAACAGAAACACCATCATCAGTCAAATAAAATCCATCTTTTTTCTTCTTTTCTTCAGGTAATTTACCAGTTTCTCTGGGAAAATCGAAATCTGGTAAAGTGGCTTCATGCTCAAGTTTAGTCGGTCCTCTGGGACTGGAAATGGGTGTAGCATAATCTATACCAAGGCCTCTTGGTCCGGGATAGCCCCCGCTACCAACAACACCAGCAACATTTGTTTTCAACAATAAGTCCATGATACGAGCAGCAGTTGTTGCGGCCTTTATCTGAAGATGGTCAGGGAGGTCTGGTGCCTTTCTTTCGGGCTTCTCTATAACTTCCTCTCCGTCTGCTACTTTCCGTTTATGTTTAGGAATCAAGGGCTTGCCATCTCCTGCTGAGGGGTATACCTCTTCTTTTTCCTGTAATTCTTCATCACGATATGTTTCAGATAATGTAATGATATATTCTTCTTTGAGTAAATCTTCCTCCTCCGTTGTGATAGATACGATATGCCCATCATCCAACCCATAGATTGCTTCTCCAATATCATTGAAAACAATATGCAAAGAGTCTTCGGATTTACGAACAGATGCTTTTGGTTTGGCCTTGATTCTTCTACTTAGATTCTGTAAGGTCTCTGTACTTGTGATACCAGAACCAATACCATGGGAGACGATTCTCCCCCCACGAACAATGAACTTAGGTCTCCCATCTGTCTTTTTCTCAATGACTCGTGTTACATTAACAGCAACAACATCTCCGGGTTCGTACTCGTCATTAGCCCTGAAGACTGAGCCTACATCCATGTAGGCTTGCCCCTCTCTCATAACAACCACATCTTCAACCCCATCTGTTTGAACAAGCGGCCCCACTCCCAATCTATACCCTGAGCCCTTCTTATCAAGAACAATGAAATTAAGATAATGAGAGGGGTCAAGAAGCACCCACTTGGGGTGTCTACGATTACCTCTTGGATATACTGTTAATGAATCTCTGAGAAGAATTGGTGTGTCAGTTCGTATACTCTCTACAAGTTCTGTTAATTCATCTTCATTTCCTTCACGGATATTATCTGGTGAAGGTGTCTCTATATTCTCAGTGCTGGTGAAAAGAGAACGTAGGAGTTTAAGTCGCTCATGTGAGCGCATATCCATTACATTGCTTCCCTGAAATCCAACAAGGTCGACAACATGGTATCTCTCTCCATTATAGATAGTGTCAACCATGAAAGATTTTTCACAAATCTTTTTGAAATCTTCTTTGATTTCATCTTCTAAATGATAAGCGTCTCCATCTTCATCGTAAGCATTCACTTTGTCATCCTCCCTGCTTACCATTAGATGTATACCATCTGGCCATCTCTGTACAACCCATTCACCACTGAATCCTTTGAGATGTTCCAAATCATCAAGTGTGAAAATCTGGTGCATAGGTAATACTGGAGGTACCCAAGAATCCTCTTTTCTCATATCAACAGGATATCCACCAGTGTTTCTTATATCGTGGAATGTGGATTGTAAAGGTGGGGTAGACATAACCTGTGCTCTCATGTTAGGGTCTTGAATATGGTCTTCGAACATTGATTGTGTGATATTATTCGGTGTTTGGACAAATGCGTTCTGTTGTAAAGTTTGCATCCCCATAATGCTTCCAGTCATTGGGTCGACAACACCACCAATGTTTCTTGGATAGACTGCTCCATTTTCTCGCTTGAAACCAGCAGAGTTAGCAATGGAAGAAGCGACATTAGAGGAATTTGGGTGAACTGGCTCGATAGAGTGCATACCCCATTCATACCTTTTCTCGTCTTCTAAATCGAAATCAGGTTGACCTTGATATGTTTGTTCGCCCCCTCTTTGTATATTGGGGTTACTCAATAACACAGTATGCATCGCTTGATGAGCACGTAGAAGTTTTTTATGCACGTGTTTGGTATACGTGTTTCTTCCCAATAGTTCGGTCATAGTTGGGTGTAGATTATTGCCCCTCAGTCCCTTATCTCTTGGTATCTCTGGTGGATGAAGGATTTTCATTCCTTCTGATTTCCATTCACGCTCTCTTTCTGGGGCACCCCAAGCAGTCATCCTGCCCAACCTACCGGGATTGGAATGGATTGATTGGAACATAGTATCAGCATGCTCCATTTGTTCAATCATACTTGGGTTGTGACGACGATGTTTTTTGCCTTGCCCATGTGTATTATGTGCATTCAGCATGAGATTGCCGATAAGGTCCCCATCTGTAATTGGTAAGCCATATGTTTTAGCAAACATTTTAGCGTACTCTTCGTCATAGTCACCTTCTCCAATCTTACCTGTACTGAAACCATGAAGTAAATTAGGTAAAGAGCCAGCGAACATCGCATTCCTGACCTCTCCATGAGGTATTTTATCTCGTATATTCTGGAATATCTCTTTCATCATATCTATTTCATGGGTCCCTTTACCCCTACCTGCAACTGCTTCTAAACCCGCCCAATTAATCCCTAATGCGTTTGCCATCTCTTCATCATTCATATCTGATGTGACTCTTCCCTTATCCTCTTGTGAACGATGGTATGCCCACTCATCGACAAGTTTCTTCAAATCCCCATAGAAGTCAACGTGCTCGCCTTCTTTATCTGTTTGTAAGTGGTCTCGCCTTGTTGTAGCGAGTCTTTCGAATTCTGGGTCGATGGTCTTGGCTTTACCATGAGTAGTATGTTGCTCACTACCATTAACGTGAAGGAAAGTATTTGCTAATTCCATGATATGGTGGAGATTCCCTCGTGTCAAGTCAGGTCGGTCAGGTATAACGACGGGGATACCTTGCTCCTCGTATTGTTGGATGATTCTTTTTGCTACATCGTGTATCGCATCAGAATCTGTTTCTATACGCTGATGTGTCTTATCGTGTATTTTAGGCCCAATATCTCTTCTCCCCATTTTGTATCTGGACTCTTCCACCTCTTCTTCAGGGTAATCTGGATTCAAGTATGCCTCAGCACTAACCATATCACGATGGCGGATTGCATCAAGATGTTCATCCATGGTCTGGTGGAATGGGCTTCGCAGACTTGAAGTATATTTCACCTCGTTATCATTAGGTGTAGCATAGAAAGGTAGGTGATGTGGCCTATGATAACCAAGTTTAGTGGCTGTCATGAAATGATTAGAATTAGAAATAAGGGAGTGTTGAGAGTGCCCATATTCCGAGCCCGGAAAAGTTCTTGCTTGTGATGCTAATGTTTTCTTACCCATATCTAATTTTGTTTCAGTTTCCTCATCCGTTTCTCCTAACCTATTGAATGTTCTATCTGTATGAGCATTAGGATTAGAGCCCCACCAATTTAGTGTGTAATCCATGAGTTTTTCATTTTCTCCACTTCTTCTCTGTTCCCTTTTATCTTCGTGGAATTTAGGGCTCAGAGTTGCATAACGAGCGCTGAAATTGTTCTTTGTGAAAAATGGCTTATCCTTTTCCTGCCCTCTTTCGGGATGGTCTTTGCGCCTGACATCATAACGACTCAAATCCCAGAAGGGGTCTTTCAGTGTTACACCCCTTCGCACAGGGCCTTTCTCAAATGTGAGTCCCTTCCTCTGTAATATTCTATCTAAGTCGACATCTGCTATTTGTTTACCAGATGCCTTCATTGCGGCTTCTCTCTTTTCCCGCTCTCTTTTCGCTGCAGCGCTTTCTTCTTGAGCCGCAGGCCCACCCTGTATTGCTCGCTCCTGTATTCTCTTGAGAGATTCCAATTCATCTGATGTTAGTAATTTAACACCTGTAGGATTAACAGTAGGAAAATGGATATCGTTGTGTGACATCCTCCACAATAGTGGGTCATCTGGATGCCTTACAGGGTCAGTAGATAGCATGAAAGAGTGCGTACCATGCTCATCCTGTGCGTGTGCATAACGGTCATGCATCATTTCTTTTGCGTGTTTCAAATCAAGATTAGCGCCACCAGCCATCGCAAATGGGGTGTGCCAGAATGTAGCAGCAGTAGAAAGCACACCAGAATCATCAGATTCAGGCATGAAATTGAATGAAGATGATATTCCCTTTCTCGCACCTCTTTGTCCTGTCAAAGCGTGCATTCTGTTCCTTCGGGCACGAGAGGGCCCTGAGCGACTTACTGAGCGTTTAGCGGCCTCTTCCATGATTGATTGAAAATTATCTGGAGAAATTATGCTCGTATTGATTTTCGGACCATAATCAGGGTGCCCATGGATATTTTCTGAAAACCCTAATTGCATACCAAATGCGTCTTTCTTTTTCATATTGACATGCGCTAAACGAGCAAATGTCTCTGTATCAAGTAAACCTCTCTGAGTTTTGCTTCCGGGCTGAGACAGAGCATCATGCCCTGTGTGTTTACCATCGGCGTCTTTTTCTTTAATCAATTGAGGGATGTCGACTTCATCCATCCCCCTCTTAGTCGCCATGTATTCTTTTCCGCCGACCATGTTAGAATAATATGCATTCAATAAAGGCCCAAGAACCCCTTCTTCTTTTGCTACTTGATAGAGAATAGATGGGTCGATGTCATTCATATTCCCTCGGCCTTCATATTCACCACCTTCATCTTCTGGTGTGAAAGAAGGAACTGAGCCCGGAAGTTGAGATTGGCGCTCAAGCCAATCCCACTCTCCTTCTTTACGGGCGAGTTTATTTCTCTGTATCAGCGCATTTGACATATGGGGGACAGGGTGCTCTGGGTTATTCCCACCATACATAGCGAGATGAGCCATTATTTCTGCTCTCTGTTCTGGGGGCCTCCATTCAAGACCATAGAAATAACCATTGTATCCAAGACCAGTAGGAATTTCGATTTCCTTTGTTGTTGTGTATTTCTTTCTCAAAGCCTCTTCTGCATCTTCCAGATACCCTCCCCTTCCCTCTTCGGTTAACTTCGAGGCGTATTCATCATATGCTGTATTATATGCTTCTTCGTCAAGTGTTTCGACAGGGATTTTCATTGACCCGTCCTTATCCTGCCACTCTTTCTGCCTCTGGTCAAGATGTGCTTTGCGTTGTTCTTTGCTGCCCATATCTTCTATGCTATCTCTATTAGCACCTTGCCAGCGTTTGAAATCTTCTTCGTATTCTTCATGCATTGAAGAAGGTTTACCAGTATTGATTTTAGCATCTAAAGGAATGAGATATTTGTATAATTTATTATCTTCTGAAGATAGAGCGAATAAGCCGGAATTGATATTCTGTCTATCGAATGCTTGATGAAAGGTACCATGACGTTGTGCTTGGGTTCGCCCTTTCTCGTCTGGTTCTACATGTCGACGAAGCATAGTAGACCATACTGGTATTCCTTCTGCTTCGCCTTTACGTAAAGGATGGAGATTCTCATCAAAAATGTGGGATGAATGGGGCTTTTCACCATCTGGGTGTTCGATAGCAGACCCATTATGGTGGAACCAATCAGACGATAACAAAGCACCCGCCAGCATTCTTTGTCCTTCATCCTCCATGTCAGGAAGGTGTTCTCCAAACACACTGTTAATTCGCCCAGCGTTTGATGAAGAATCGAAAAACTCTCTATTATGATAAATTATTTTGCCGATATCTTTCATATCCTCAGTGAAGATATTACTCCAGCGTTTGATATTCCCGTCTTCGTCTTTGTGTTTCTCGCTCCATCTTGGGCCTTGTAGAAGTGCCCCTGTCTCTGGGTCTATTACTTTCTCAGTTCTTCTTTCTGGGAAAACTCTTCTTCGCTGCATAAGAGGTCGTCGCACAGGGTTTCCTTCATCATCCAGAACTGGTTTTCCGTCCTTATCCTTTACATTTACCATGCGCTTTGAGGGTTTGAATACAAATTTCCCACGTGGGCCTTTTCGCTTTGGCTTCTCAATAATTTCCTGTTGAGTCTGTTGAGTGCGCCTTTTTTCTCTCTTTTCTCTCTCCTCTTGCCTTCTATCTGAAGTATCCGCACGAACACGCTCAAAGATACTCTTACGCTCATTCATATCTTTACAGATTCTATCAGCGTGGTCAAGGAGGGCTATCTCTTCATACGAATATGTCTTGACAACATTTTGTCTATCAAGATTCAATTTAGAGAGATACAGGTTTGCGGCCGCATCTTCAAGGTCAATTCTATCAAGAGTGGATTTGTAGAAATCTATGAGGTGTCTATGATAGACATCAATTCCAGATTCTATACCCATTCAACTTCATCCCCTCAGAATAAAGATTCGCCTACTCGCTTGAGGATATCGCCTTTATTTAATGCGGTGGGAACACCTTTGTCTCCACTATCATTGGCATGCGAATCTAATGTTGATTGGCTCGTAGGATAGTGTTGGTTATGATTATCGAGTGCTTTGGAGCCTTCTGGCTTTGGCTCAGAGCGCTTTACGTCCTCAGATTCGATACCACAATTATTAGTCGAATAATGTGCTGTTTGGGTTTGCCCACCAGTTTCAGTTACGAAATGCGAAGGACCGATTTTGGAGCCCTCTTTCTGGTCATAATTGGGAGCAAACTCTTTCTTCACCGCACATACTTTGCAGCCTTTGCATTCGTCTGTTTTACACACGGCGGCCTTAGAAGTCTCTTCTTTATCGTCCTTTTTTTCTTTGGGGTGAGGGCTTCCTACAGCAATGACAAGAGCCATCTTACCCTTTGCTTTCTTGTCCATCTCATTTGCTTTCTTGAGCATTTGGTCAACATCTGTTCCCCAATTTGTGTAATACGGCCTCATGTTTTCTAAACTCCTTGTAACATTTTTAATAACATACCATGCGTCATCTAAAGCGTCTCTATCCATCATATCATCTCGGTCTGATTACCGAGTACACCTGCCGATTTAGCAGTATCAGCCAATGAATGGATATCTTCCCATGACAAGGCGTGGAATTCTTCATTTGTAGATGGGAGTGTTTCCATTTCCATTTCTTTCAAGATTTGAGTGGAGTCTCCCCTAAAAGTATCTGGGAGGAGGTCTGTTGGTTGTGGTGTTCTTGATGATGTAAATCCTGCTTTCTTCAGAATTAAATCTGGGTTGGAGATAATATTTTTGAGAATTTGGTTCTCATGTCGAAGGGAATCAATATCAGTATCCATTTTTTCCATCTTAGTGATGAGAGCCGACATTAATTGGTCGACTAAAGGTATATCGTCGTTATCACTCATGCTCCTCGCCAAACTGTATTAATGCCCTTATGCATGCGAGGACCATGACGTGCTGACATGATTGTTCCGGGCAATTGGTTTTCTCTGTCTACTCCCGTTGTGTAAGTTTCTTGCTTGAATTGCCACACTGGTGTGCCACCAGCAAACATATCGTTAACACCGAGTGGCTTGTCCGCTTTCTGGACAAGAGCATCTAAATCAGTAGAAAGATAATCTGCAAATTTTTGTATATCCATCAATGTATCTCTCGCTGTATTTGAGTCTCCATCATTTATTGCTTTCTGGAAAGCATCGACACTCGTGCGAAGTTTGCGGGCCATAGGGTCCATCTTTGCGATATCGCTCATCACAGTACCCCAAGTATACTATACAATTGAATGTTTCCTATTAAGCGCCCCGAAATCTTCCAGCATTCTGCATTGAATTAGATGTTCTTTCACCACGTGTAGGTGGGGGACCTCTCTGCTGTACATTTGAGACTGGTGACCCTGAGCCTTGAGAAGTTCTTCGCTGAGGTGCGGCAGGCCCACGTGGACTACGAATACCTTGCCCCTCTCCTCCGGGTTGGCTTCCCATAGGTAATCCTCCACCCATGGCTCCCATTGGCATTCCACCCATTGGCATTCCACCCATTCCACCCATTGGCATTCCACCCATTCCACCCATTGGCATTCCACCGGGCATTCCTCCCGGCATTCCTCCTCCCATTTGTTGTTCTCCCTCAGTAGGTTTGCGGAAAAAGAATTTCAGGTCATGTTCTGCATCCTCTTTGAGTTCAGGCATGAAACCAATCATCATCATTCTTTGAGCAACGTTAACTGCCATCTCGTCTCTTCGTAATCGGGTAACTTCGTCCTCTTCCTCATTTGGATAAAGAGTTAGTACCCAATCTGTAATATCCATTTCTTTGAGAAGGCGAGGGAAGAGTTTCTTCGTGTATACTTTATGTCCGAATTCAACAGCACGATTGGTAACAAGAATCTGTAGCCCTTCGTTTGAAAGGCCACCTGATTTACCAGTATCATTCATGAAGACAGGAGACACACCATAGAAAGAGGCGATACGGGTTCGTATTTCATCTCGTACAGATATATACTGCATTTCTTCCAATGTGTCCATGAATCGGACAAAATTCACTCCCCCTCTTCCTGAAGAAGACTCTATGCCAACTTTAGGAATGTAATGGGGGTCTCTCTCCATCTTCTCATCGACGCCCTTCCAGAATGACTTCATAGACTCAAGATTGTCAGTTGTGATAGAAAGAATTCCTTTTGGAAACCTTCGTTTTGAGTATGCTGTATACAAATAATTATCCATGGCTGTAAGAGTCATTGCTTGTCGCCAAAGGGATTGGACTGGTGGGCGTCCATAAAGACGAGATGGTTGATATTTAGAGATATGAATTACTTCTCCTTCAATGTAGTACTGTGTCTTTCCTTGGCCTGCTGTATTCACATAATGCACATCTTCTAACTTCTTATCGCACAACTGACAAGTATCTATTCCACTGTTGAAAGACTCTACATTTTCACGATGTTCAGTGCATACACGATATCTTCCCCCACGAACTCCTCTTTTATCAGCGACAATACGCGTGAAAATCGGGTCACCACGTACCATTTCACGTATTCTTTGGAATGCTATCTTGCCTTCATCAAGTGGGTCATAATAGTAATCTTTAACCAAAATCAAAAATGCGTCATCGACTACATTCAAATCTCGCTCAACTTCACGAAGGATGTCAGCGAAACTCTGTTCCATAGAATTGTCTTGTTCAAGTAACCATCGTGCATAGATAAGTTGGTCTGGGTTAGGGCTTCTGACTTCCCCCTCACAAAGAGTACATATGTCTACATCGTGTTGAAATTCGTGATTACAATCTTTACATTTCTTGAAGAATTTCTTCTCGAAATAATGGCCACGGCGAAACATTTCTTGTGCTAAAGTAGTTACAACAGTTCGAAGAATAAGATTTTCGTCAGTGACTGCATAAAGAGCGGGGAGAGTTATACCCTGTAGAATAACTGGTTCTTGGATACCACTGGAGTAAAGTGGCATTGTTGGTTCGGGAGTAGATGTTCGCCTGAATGGAGAGGTTAATGCCCCAATCGCACGTTGGACAAACCCTTTCTTAGCCATGTAATCCTTCCTCCAGTTTTGCTACCTTTTCGGCAGTTATCCCCCATTCTGCCAGAAGGGTCTCCCCTTTAGCAGTATCCTCCCAGTTTTTGTATTGAATCAATCTCTGTAGTTCTTCTTTTCTCATATCGTCCCCCGCCCCCAGATATTCCAACATTGCTTTGGCTTGTGCCTTTTTCATTCTAAGATGAGGCATCACACCAGTCAATAATTTCTTGAGGTCATCTTTCGAATAAAATTGTAGTCGATGCTGGCTTCTTTGCCCATTTTTGTATATCTTCTGGTCTAACTGTAGTTTACCTATCTCAATTGATTTATACATCTCTTCACAATGCAGTTTGCCCCTATCGCCAGTAGCCACAATTCCTGCTCTTGGCTCACCCCTACCTGTGATGGCAAGATACCCATCAGCATCTAAGAAGCCTGCAGTATACGCCCATATATCTTTAATCACAAGACCGAAAGGACCGAAATACGCCCAAGTAGAGCGACCTGAGCCTTTAACAATATCAAAATCATCACCATGCATTTTGAAAAGCATTGATAGAGATTTAGTGGTAACACCTCTTGTATCGGTATCAGAAGAATATAGACGCTCATTGATATCCCTGATGGGGAGAGAGCCGTTCTCTCTAAGTATATCGCCTGATTTATTCAGAAGTTGTGTTTCTTGTTTGGTAAGAGAATCTTCAGGTGAAAGTGCCCTTTTCCAAATGCTACGAGCATCTCTTCTATTTTCTATGGATTCTAACCACACCTGTTTATCCACATCGCTCCAAGAAATGTCAAGGCCCCCTAATCGATTCAAATCCCGATGGGCCTTTTCGAATTTGAGAATAGCACGATGTAGAGTTTCTTTACGGTTGGTGCCTTGTTTACGCAATGATTTCAACGTACTTTCAGTCAAACCGAGTTTACGAGCAGTGGCATGATGCCCGTCTAACCATGGGAACATATCTAATGATGATTGGACCTCATGTTCTTTGATAAGAAGAATCGATTTGATGAGATTATCTATTTCATCCTTCAATTCCTTTTTCTTTCTGCGTGCTTTTCGTAATTTTCTTACAACCTCATTAGCCCGTGAGCCTACATAGAGTTCGAACCAACCGTCCCCATTAGCACCAAAAGGTGTAAGAGGCTCACGCTTAGTGATGACCTCTCTCGAAGGAGGAGACGCAACAACGCCTATTTTCGAACCTATCCAATTCATGCGATAAACCACGGACTTTGCTGGACAGAAGATGATGAAGTAGCGCCTAAGAACTCATCGAATCCGGGAAGTACATCATCTAATGAAATAACGGAGCCTCTGAATTCCTTTGTGCCCCAATTCGCAAGAGCAAGGCCCATCGCTAAATCGTCATGAGAGCCCACTGAGCGAAGTTTCCCCCTTCTGCTCATACCAAACCGATTAAGTTCCGTTTCGAGTTTCATTGTGAATTTCTTTGACCTTTCGTCCCCCCAAGGTGTGCGAATCTTGCCCTGTTCGAATGCCATGAGTAAAGACATGAACATAGACTCCTTCTTTGTTCTGGTCGTCATGAATGTTTTAATGGGCAAATCATCAACAAATCGAAGTTCTGTTTCAAACATTCTTTGGAAGTTGTTGCCCTCAAGTTCAATGAGGTCAGGGTGGAATCTATTATTCAACATGATAATCTGTCTTTTCTGTTCATCGCTGTTGAGGCCCTTTTCGTGAACGCAATTGATAATCTGTTTTGTGCCATCTGCAATCTGGCGCATTACAAGCATGACAGTGTAATCTGCATTCTTATCTGATGCAATAGCAGGGTCCCAACCAATGAAATGATGTCCGAATATCCCGTTTTGTTCACCATTCTCATCATATTCGTATTCTGCCCTATCGAGAATGATAAGGCTCTCATCACGTGCTGATTCAAGAATACTATGTGGGAACATACTTGCAACATCATGAATAGGCTCACATAGATACTCACGAGCGAATTGGATAGCGGGCATTGACAATCGTCTTTGTTCAAGGGCCCCAAGGTCCCATCGTTCTGGCCATAATGGTTTACCATCAGTGATTGCTGGATAGGTTTGCACAAGGAAAGTATCTCTCAACTCTAATTCGGCGTACAAATCATTGTAACTGAACGGAGTACCGACCATCATTAATCGTGCAGAATGATGCAGAACAGGAAGAAGAACACCATAGAACCAATCGGATGCACGCTTGAGTTCACTTCCAGTAGTACCCCATAGAATATCGTCACACACAACCACATCAGGGTGGAAACCACGAGTTGCTCCACCAACCGATTTACCCATGATTCTGCTACCATTGGTTAAATCAAAGTAAGATTTGGACCATGGTCGTCCTTCTGGTATAAGTTGCTTAAGCATAGGAGTGGATTTGATGGTGTTACGAATGAAACGCATGTGTTCGAGCGTCTGTTCAAGAGAATGGCTGAAAACCATAATCGAAATCTTAGGTTTGACAAAGGCAAGCCATAGTGCATAAGACATGAAAAGAGTCGATTTACCGTGGTCACGACTGGCTTTCACACAATAGTAACGATGTTTCTCTAACCCTTCGACCCATTCTTTGTGATGCCTACTATAATGAAACCCAAGAATAGTTTCAAAGAAGAAACGGAAAGATTTGCGAGACATCTCCCAGTCCATTTCATGGACTAATTGACGAAGAGCGTCTTCGTCCATCTTTACTGCCCCATTTCTACATTATCTCTTGATAGGTCGTGGGCCTCTGTACCCGTGTGGGGCCCAACTGGTGGAGACTGTTGTTGCAGTAGGACGTTCCACGCTTGAACCACAGGCGGTTGTAGGTGTAGTGGTACGCCCCGCATCCTTTTTTGGTCAACCCAATTATAGAATTGAGTTTGGTCAGGACCTGCTCCCAGTGCTTGTTCAGCAAATTGTTGCTGTTGTATAATGGGTTGTCTTTGTGATTCCAACTGTGCCGTTTCTTTCCTTTGATATGGGTATTGAACTGGCATTCCTTGGGCTAATTGTACGGCCCCTTTCTTGTCTTTTGTGCCGTGCCATGCGTCTTGTTGCAATTGTCTTCGAAATTCTGCTATTTTTTCTTCTTGTTGTTCTAAATCGAGATTCTCATCATTTCTTATATCGGCCTCACCTTGCTTAAGTTTTTGTTGATACGGGAAACTCTGCAATATATTTTGATATGCTTCTTGTGCATACCTCGGCATATTAGCATAGTGAGCCAGCATTGCTTCTGGTTCTCTTTTTGCTCGGAATCCACTTTCTAATTTATCAGCCTGTCTTCCAACAGCACCACTTATCCCTCTTCCAACAGCAGTCCCTGCGGCAACACTACTCAATGCTGTTTGACCTAATCCCCGACCTGATTGTTGCCCCCCACTCAGAGCCTCAAACCCAGTATACAGGCCACCAAATAACCCCAATCCCTTTCCAGCAGCACTAAGAGCCCTTGATGCTCTACTATATCTCTTAGGATATGTTATAGGATATGTTGCGCCCCCTTTCTTTCCGCCAGCCCCAAGACTCTGTTGAAGGGATAATTTACCAGACCCGTAATCATAGACAGGGGTGACCTGCTTTCGAATCACACCGATAGCCAGACTCATCGCCTCCTTCCTCGTAGAAACTGTAAGAACCCTCTTCTTGGTGCTTGTGGTACTATTTTGTAACCCATTTGGGGGACAACTCTCTCATAGAAACCACCAGTCGGGTCACCAGCATATGTGGGCCTGTTCGCTTGTATTCTTCCTCCCATAGACCACATTGCTGCTAAACGTGGGTCAACCATGGTTTCTGCAGATGGTAGAGCAGTAGAGGGCATACGGAAAGGAGGGGGTCTTGCAAATGGGTCAGCAGGGGTCTCTGGTGCCATTCCGGGAGGGGCGTCTGCGGGCAGAGGTTGTTCTCCCCTCTGATTTCCTTGGGGTAGTTCATTTCCGGTATCAACCAAATCATCTGGGTCATTATCAATGAGCCTTGGGTCATTCGAAACTTGTGCTGCCTTTGCTTGATTATCAAAACTGAATCTGCTTACCATTTCTGTCGAAGCAGCGGGGGCTTGAAGTCTCGGGTTGTAGTAATTCTGTTTTGGGGGTGGACCCTCCGCCATCATTTTTGAGGCTTCATTAGAAAATGGGAAAGGAGATTGGCCTGCCATTTGGGAATATATATCGTGATATGCTTCTGCGTCTTTTTGATTATTGTTAACCCAATCATCGTGAGGAGCGTGGCCTGTCTCCATATATTTCATATTAGAGACTCCGCTCTCATGAGTCCCAACGGCTGAAGCAATCGATGAAAAATGTCTCAATTGCTTAGAGGCTCCTCCAAAATGTGCGTGTAATCCATCCTCATCTTCTATTCCGTGAAGAAGGTCCCCCCTCTGTCGTGCTTGTTCACGTACACTTTCCATGAGGCGTTTGCCGGGGCCGCTTGACTGGAACAGATGAGCGCTTGCTATACGGTCTTTACTTCCACCTGTTAGATTAAAGCGGTGATACACTTTACCAAGTTCTGAAGCCCCGAAAGTGCGTTTTAAAGTATCATAAAGAGCATCGTTTTCTGAATCTTTATCGACTATTGCTTCTTCAAGTGCTGTTTTTACATCACCTATTGTATCAAAATCCCGCTCATTCTCTCTTGCTATGTTTTTGAAATGGTCGGGAAGAGGGGTAGCATCGTCAACATTTTCTAACATATCTCGGTATACCCCAATCCTATGTTTTTCTGTGGTAGATTTCCTACCTCTCCTTTCTGTAAGAGTGGGCGCTGCAAAGCCTAAATTAAGGTGCCCGGTAAGATTTCTGAAATTAAGGGGCATGCCCTTATACGGCTCTGGACCTTCAATTTGTGAGCCTAAATAGCGGCTGCTTATCTTTTTGTCAAGTATTCCTGAGCCACGCTCGTTTTCCCCTATTCTGAAAACATTCTCCGCCATTCCATGTTGGGGCTCAATATGTACGCCATCATCACCAAAAAAGCCTTGACCAACATCCCAATTCTCTGGATGTGCCAAAGCCCCCTCAGCAAAACCTTCGCCTAAGTCTTTTGCAATGATTTGTCTAAGTTCTTGTGCGAAAGGAATGAACCCCGATTCAATAGCATGTTGATTTTTACCACCAAACGCTGGAAAATATGTAAGAAGATTCCCGTCTTTATCAAATAAAGGAGTTCCTTGGTCTGCCTCTTCTGCAAAATCATGACCATTAACAAATATCCTCCTCCAAGCAGGGCTATTATATTCGGGAAGGGGGCGTTTTCCTTGTCGATGATTTGCATTGAATTCGTCAATAGCCCGATTAATGAATGTCTCTGAATCTTCCTCGCTAACCTCAGTGTTCCCTCCTTCTTTGGCTTTCTCTAATACTTGTTTGACTAATAGATTAAGTGCATCGATAGGGTGGTTTCCCCCATCTAAAAGAGAGTCTTTTCCTTTCCTGCTTGGGTGAGTAGCAAATGCTGGATGGTCGTATTTTTCACCAGTTTCTTCATCTGTATATGCGTTAAATGCCGCATCTGTTGGGTAAAAGTAACTTACTGGTTTTTCATTGTCTTTGTCAAAGAAAATAGTCCCCCAAGGTGATTTGAGAATAATACGCCCATCAAAGAGAAGGGTCCCAATGGTACCGAGCGGTGCGCCCATCTTCAGAATTGGTGTTCCTTGCATATTTCTTCCCTCAATGCGTGGCCACTATATCCTTGGGTGACATGCCCCATGTTCTTGGGTCATCTTCGGGATTGTCGTCAGTGGGTCCTTGAGGACGTGTTGTTTTCTTCCTTTCTGAATTACCAGAATGACTCTCTTGTGCTTTGTCTCCTGATTTCTTAAAACCGCTGCTCAATTTCTTAACTTCTCTACGAAGTTCTGTGACTATTTGTCGTAATTGGGCTAATTCTGCATATGATGGGACATACATCTTCTTCTCTATCTTATCTTCACTTCGATAAATTGGAGAGCCTGTGATTGATGGGGAGTGTCCCATACTGGATGAAAGGCTCATGCTTGGTGTGCGCCTGACACCCGGAACATGTGTGGGTTGAGGGCGCCCCATCCTTCTACCCGGAGATGCCCCTACTTTGCTTGGGCGTTCTGCACGAGGAAGGTGAGTACCTTTTGGAAATGGGGTTTCTCCAAAGAGTCTTCTCATCTCCATACGTGCTTTTGAGCGCTGGTAATCCTGTGGGAACATTCTGAGAGGTTGTTTGGTCTTCACACCAAGATGGCTTCTTTCTAATGCAAGAGGTGCACGGTCAAGACCAGTCCTCCTCGTGCCCTTCAAACCACTAAGAGCACGTGACTTACCAGCAGCACGAAGACGTGTTGCTCGCTCTGGGAATCTCCCTCCCGGTGGTCGCCGGAACGGCACATTCTTCCATTGTTGTCGCCCCTCTTGTCGGATTCGACGAGCAAAACCGTTGGATTTGAGGAATCGGAAAGAAAGGTCCATTGCTTCATCCTCGCTACGGAACACCATATTGGCCATAGGGTCCCCAAGTGCAGACCCAGTACCTGTTTTCGCACCTACAGCAGCATCGAGCATGGTCCCTGCAGACCCTGCTGGCATTGTTGTTTGTGCCATCTCTGAACGAATAGGCTGAGAGCGGAACTCATCTTCTTCTCGAATTTTCGGCTTTCTTTTGGGTTTGATACGAATATGGGGGGCGTCCTTTGACTTGGATTGCTCTCTTTCGTCCTTCTCTTTTTCTTTCAGACGCTCTTTTGCGTCAGCGTTACCACCATAGCGGTCACTACTGGTATCACCTTCATGATATGATGATTCAGAACGAGGATTATACATTCTGGTATCAGAACCAGTGCTTTGGCTTGGCATCTTACCACACCCCCAAATGCATACAAGTCATCCGAACACGTTGTGCTATATTATCATAGAACTTAGCGATGAGTGTAGGGCTTTTGAAACAACGACCAGCATCTCTACACATCTTCTCCACACTATCTACAGAGTCCCTAAGTAAGTTCTGCGCTGGTAAGACTTCTTCTGGTTCGTCAGAATGCATGATGAGGTGCATGAGTTGTTTCATCTGGAAGATATCTATATGCCATTCTGCAAGGAATGTGTCCGTTGCCCCTATCTCTCCTCTAAGAACATCTAACCAGACTTCCACAGCAGAATGAAATGCTTCGAAAAACTCTTCAAACTCCTCTTCATCTATTATGCCCTTCTTTCGTAATTTATCGGCATTAGGGTGTGCCAATATCATGAGATGTTCCATTGGTACTTGCATTAAGCCCCCTCCACAACTATTTCGTCACTTTGATTCATCAATCTCTCACGAACACGAACCCATGTCTCGGGTGATTCTTGACTAAGTTCTACTTTCAGAATGTTGATGGTGTCTGCAACCACTTTCTGACCAGTTTTGAGGTCCCCTCCACCCCAATCTTCATGGAATTTAGAGAGGTCTTTGAGAGATTCTCTAACTTCTTTGTGTAGAGATGTCACATCTCGCACAAATCCATCGGCGTGAACGCTCCCTTCATCCATCAATTGGTCTAATTTATTATTCAGTTTAGATACATTGTTACGCAAAAGACCCAATTCCTCCCCTACTTTAACGACTGCAAGAGACGCCGCAGAGCGCTTTACAATAGGTTGGAAGTGCTTCTTCATGTGGTTATACACTGCTTGTTCGGTACATTCTACCTCTGCAGCGATATCATCAAGGGTTCTTTCCTTTGAAAAGTAAGAATTTTCGAATTCTGAACGATTATCATTACTACAGATAGTGCATTGGGGGTTAGCACCCACCACATATTCACCCATATGGTTCCTAAAGTGCCTATCTGAGGTGTTTGGGCGCCATCCTTGCTCTTGGTCAAGCAATCCGGGGGATATATCTCCGCTTATTAATTGCTTTTCAAGGTCATCTCGGTCAGACGACTGGCAGAAGGGGCAGGAACGTTTAGTCTGCCGACCAGTCATCACTGGTCGAAGTCACACACAAGCGATAAGGTTTATTCGCCCATTCTATGTCAAAAAGGCATGAAATTGGGTAGAGTCAAGCCGAAATCTCTTGGTGGTGTCCCTATTTCTATGCAAACAGGGGTAAATTTGGCTAAGGCTGCGAGAGATTTAGCCCTCCGGCGGTTCGTGGAGGGTGCAGAAAGGGAGGGGAGAGAGGATATATGCTCAAAATGTCCCCAATTCGACATAGAACGCAACCGTTGTCGTGAATGTGGGTGCTTCATGCGAGCAAAAACAACACTACGTTCCAGTCATTGCCCAATCGGAAAGTGGTAATTAATACCGAGAAAGCCGATTATAGATGAGCCCAGTGAAGGTCAATATAGCAAAAAGGCCTGCCATAAGCCATGAAACTTGAGTTGCGGTCATACTTCTTGACATAAATCCGAGTATCAGGAACATTGTGAGGCACACCGAGATGAGTTGTATCATAACCATGTCCTGAATACAGGACTTATTTGGGCTGTAAACGTGCTTCATTGTGTTTGTGACACCACTTAGAGTGTTATCTAAGACACCTTTCATGTTGACCCGCCCGGAACAAGGAAGTTTCGAAGGATTTTACCGCCAGTTTTAGTTGCGCCTGATATCATGCCTTCATCCATACCCATAATCATGTTATCATAGTAATCTGCAGTCTGGACAGTCTGTACTTGTTGCTGATACTGTTGGTTGTTGACCTGTCCTGCTGCACCTTGTAATTGTGTCATTTCTATCGATACTGCGTCAGAAGTCAACTTAGAGAGGGATTCTGGTTTGACCTTCATGTTTCCATCATCATCTTTAGTGAATTCTAAGTCCTTGATACAGTCTGTAACAGAAAGAGCAACTACACTGGAAAAGACATCTATGAATTGTAGGAACATTGGGCTTTGTACAAACCTCTCAAAAGAAGCGTCTTGGTGGAGCAGTTGCACGATATATGCGTATTGGCTTGGTTTCTGCTGTTGTTGGGATTGCATACCTTGTTGCTGCATGCCCATACCTTGCTGTTGCATACCCATACCCATACCCATACCTCCCATAGGCTGTTGCTGCATTCCCATACCCATCATAGGTTGTTGTTGCATTCCCATACCCATCATAGGCTGTTGCTGCATTCCCATACCCATCATAGGTTGGTGCATACCCATACCTCCTGATTGTGAAGCACCCAGTGGCAATGCTTGACCGCCATCATTTCCTCTGCTGAATATCCCCATTGTATCACTCCGACATATCACTCAGTCAAAGAATCTTCGTTCGGTGCCAAACCGGGCATCATTGCCAAATTAGGTGGTGCTTGTTGGGCGGGCACAGCGGTAAAGCCGTGTTGTTGTGCCTCCAAAGCAGCCATTCTTTGTTCTTCCATCAATTCAAGTTCTCTTTGAAAGACTCTCAAATCAAATGTAACGGTTGTCAAATCGTTAATTCCTGTGACTGGATTAAGATAGTGGGCGATATGAATACCACTCGATTTCTTAGCATCAAGTGTTAACATCTCAAAGAAGGGTTCGTATTTATCCAACATAACAGGTGCTGGCTCTTTCTTCTTTGTTCTGATAGGGATGACAACTGTTGAAACTCCTTGCTTTATTCTATCACGAATCCTTCTGGGGTTCTCTTCCCTTTCTTTCTCTTCCTCTGTTTCCCATTTCCTTAAAAGATGGTAAAGATGGAGATGTTCTGGGCAGTAAGTCCCCTGTAGATTTCGCCCACCTGTCACACGGTCTCGTGCAACAAATGCTTGTGCTTCGCCCGTCACAGGGTTCTTCCAATACATTTCCCACAAACTTCGACCAGAATACTCATCAGATATCTTATCATATAGATTATCAATACGAATCAATTTCTCACAATCGCACCCCTCAACAACACATGTGCCTGCATTGTTATTGTATCTATATCGAGACCCGAGAAGCCTGCGTGGGTCAAGGCGACTTCTTTTCGAAGGCCTGAGTAGTTTGTATGCTTGTCGAATATCCTTCTTTCTTGCTTTCTTGGGGTCGTGGTGCCGACTTGGGTAGAAATTGACTTTAGGAATCTCAAGATTCTCTTCTGAACTTTCTAAGGCGTTCATCATTGCCCTTTGTGCGCCTTGTTGTTCAACCATCTGTTCGTAACTCATATTGCCTTGTTGGGACAAACTCTTGAGTTGTGCTTGGTCTACAACAGCAAGTGGTGCGCCTTGATTTTGATTATTTATTAGATTCTGAATCATTTTTGACCTCCGGCTCCAACATCAGTTTTATCTCGCCGTCGATAGATTGCATCTTCCATTTGAGTGTATCGCCATGTGTCAGGTTATAATGTTCGATAATCCAAGTGGGGACGACCGTCCTCAATGAGCGATGACCTTTCGTAACAGTGTGTAGTCTTGTGACCGTTGCCATACGCTCCATTAGTATTTGCCAGACGGTTGCCTAAAATAAGGCTTGTCCTTGGAGAGCGTTCCAAGCCCTATCCATAGGATTCTCAGATTTCAGGTCTTGGTCTTTCTTTCTCTCTAAGTGTTCCCGGCCCCCTCTCTCTTCCACAGATTCTCTCGCCCACTTAGTTTGAGAACCCCTCTTTCGAGAAGTTCTTTGTGGGCGTTTTGCTGCTCCAAGACGCCTTGTTGCACCTGTGGCTCCAGCGGCTCTCATTTCTTCCTCTTCTGGTGTCTCTTTTCTTGAGCCTTGTTTCATACGCTCTCTCCTATCTCTTGCGTCTTGCCTTCGTCGAGCACTCTCTGCATCTTCAATTGGTTCATCCCAATCTTCCTTTTGCCTTTTACCCCTACCTTGTCCCCGCTTGCTTTCTGCCCATTCCTTCTTGCTTTCGTAATTGAC